ATTTGATGAAGCTTCCATGGCGTCTTGTCGGACCTCCGACTGAGAAGGTAATTTCATCTGCCTGTGTTTACCCTTGCCAGACCTCGGTAGATCTGGTGAATGCCACGGACAACCTGTCACTCGAAGTGACAGAGGCAATACTTGGGACTTTGCTTAGTAAGTCCCGAATTCCAGGACCTGTACGTCTTCGTGCGTTTCAGTCACTCCACCCGCTTGTTGATTGCGGTGGAGAGGAGAAGGAGGTATTGCATGGGCAGATGATGGGGAGTTACCTCTCCTTTCCTTTGTTGTCTCTTCACTCGTATCTTGCGGCGCTTTGGGCGCTTGGCGGGAGAGAAGGGACAATTCTGGTAAACGGTGATGACACTCTTGTGTCTAGCACCGTTTTCCTCGAAGCGTCTTCTTACCCTAGCGGGTACAAGTTAAACGATCTGAAGACGATTCGTTCAGAAACAATCGCCGAGATCAATTCGACCGCATTTCTGAGGAATTCAAAGGGCAAATGGCGTGAGATTCGTCACTTGCGGAGGGGCGGATTTCTTACCAATTACTCTGGTATGCTGCACGGCGCAGCTGCGGTCAGAGGTTCAGTTGAGTGGACGAATGCCTTTATTCGTTCACGGATTGGTAAGAAGTGGGGTTTCTTACCTTCCCAGCTTGGGTTACATCCCAAGTCCTATCCTGCGTTCTCGCGGGAGAGGTCAATGTCGAACAGGATCTTCACCTGTCTACCGGGTCCGCCCAAGACGGATTCGACATTGCTTCTAGCTGTCCGTAGACAACTAGATCCCGATGAAACCATTGCAATGTTCCTACATCAGTGGGAACACGGTCGGGAGGGAGGCAAGAAGAGAGACGTATTCGAGCCATCGGTTGGCAGTATACGTCGGACCTACGCGTACAGGGCTGTGAAGCCCTGGTCCAGGTTTACCTTTCTCAGTAAACTTGCGTCTTTGAAGGTGACGGCGCGTAGAGAAGAAGAGAATTTACATTTTCTGCCTGCAGATTATGTTAGTAAAAGAGAGGACGAGGTTCTCAAGGAACTGAAACTTTATGGTTCCAAGTGTTTTGAGGACCTCTAAGGGAGATGGCTCTTGGCCAGGATGTACAGTTAAGCAACTACACTGTACGGTGGGGGTTTTCATGAAAACTACCCGACCCATATGCTCGTCTCTGCTGCGCAAGCATTGCCTTCTTCGTCCCCTGCGGTAGCGGGGGTTAGGCAAGCACCTTTAACCAGGTTGCGGCATCCGAGGTAGGGGAGGAAGATTAGTGAAAACCAGGATTCCTGGTTGGCACAGTCTCGTGGCGGTTAGCGACCGTCGGCTGTT